TATTCGTGTTCGCACAATTAAGAACAAGACTTTTCCACCTCAGCAAACTGCGTACTTAGAATTCTACTTTGCAGACGGTGGTGCAATCGATGCTGGTGGCTATGACACCGGTAAAGAAATTGTTGCTTTGTCTATCCTTAACGGGATTGTAGAACGACGTGGTGGTTGGATGTACTACGGTGATCGTAAGTGGCAAGGAGCTCAGGCTCTTATTGATTCTCTTAGAGAAGAGATTGAGTTGCGAGAAGAGTTAAGTAAGGCGGTAATGAGCACTATCAAAGCTCAACCGATTTTGGCTCTCGATGAAGAGTGAGGGACAGAAGCAATCTCTAAAGCATGAGAAGCGTTTAGAGAAATTGGTGGACGGTAAGCGCTCAGCTGCATCGGGTGCGTTCTGGTCACGTAAAGGGGATGTACGAAGTAATGATCTTTTGATTGAGCACAAATGGACCGGCAAAAAGTCAATAACCATTAAATCAGAAGTTCTTAAGAAGATTACTACCGAGGCTATCCTTGATAGTCGTATTCCGGTTTTAGGTCTTCACCTTGATGGCGAGAACTATGTAGTTTTAGGAGAGGAGGATTTCTTTGAACTTCGTAACGCACTCAGGGGTGACTAAATGGAATATGACGACGAGCCTACATGGGCTTGGAGATACAGGGCTAAATGCCGAGGGGAAGATACAGAGATATTTTTCCCACCAAGAGATAAAGCTTTATACAAACCGATAGCAGATAAAGCTAAAGCAATCTGTTGGGGAAAGGATGGGCGACCAGCTTGTCCAGTTCGCAAAGAATGTCTTAAAGAAGCTATCATAAACGATGAGTTGCATGGAATCTTTGGTGGCATGTCACACAGAGAAAGAAATGCAGCAAAGCGTAAGTATGAAAAACAAGGTTTAACACTAGAAGAATGGATAGACCAGGATGGCAAATACGGGCAAGCCTAAGGCGATTTCTTTAAAAGCATTCTTAGACGCAACTAAACGAGATACTCGTTTAATGGGCGCTATTGAGCGCCACTTGTTATCTAAGCCTTTTGATAATCGTCGCATGGATATTATTCACCCATCTGACATGATTAAACCTGAGTGGTGTCATCTTGCCCAGTACCATGCAATTAAAGGTAACTACAAAGAGGTGCGTGAAAAGCCTACTCTTCGTCTTCAATCTATCTTTGATGAGGGGCACACGATCCACGCTAAGTGGCAGAAGTGGCTTACAGAAATGGGCGTGCTTTACGGTAAGTGGGAGTGCTCGGAGTGTGGACCTTCAGATTGGGAACTTGCTTCTGATTTAAATTTTGATGACCCAGAGTGTGGGGTTTTTGAATACCGTGAAGTTCCTCTGTGGAGTGACAAGCACAAGATTGGTGGTCACTCAGATGGTTGGGTTAAAACATTGGGAGAAGACTGCCTTATTGAGATTAAGTCTATTGGTGCTGGAACACTTCGCTTTGAGGCTCCGGCTTTGTTAGCTCAGTCTGATGGTGATTTAGAAAAAGCTTGGCGCAATATTCGTGCGCCGTTTCGTGCCCATCAATTACAGGGTCAGGTTTACCTGCACTTAACTCATCTAATGGTTGAGAACGGAGATCTTCCGTCTGCACCAGAAGAGATCGTATTTATCTATGAGCTTAAAGCTAACCAAGATTATAAAGAGTTTACTGTCAAATACAACCCAGAGTTTACCAAGGAGCTGTTTGATCAAGCCTTGGACATTGCTTGGGCAGTTGACAACAACCGACCACCTGTGTGTAATATTGACCCCGTAGCCGGATGTAAACGGTGTGAGCCTTATAAGGAGAGTATTGATGCCTGATTACAATTACAAGTGCTCAAAGTGTCAAGAAGTAACTGAGAGTTTTTTTCCTATTCAAGATGGTCCTTTACCTGCAATAGTATGTAAGTGCGGTGGAGAAGCATTTAGACAATACTCTACATTTGGTATTCAACTTAAAGGCGGAGGATGGGGCGGTCAATGAGTATAAGTCGTAAGGTATTAGATAGCTTGGGAGAACTAGGATTTACTCTTTCTCCAAAGCCTGGCTATGAGATTCCAGAACTTCCTCGTGACATAACAGAATTAGACGACGAGGGTCTTATGGATCTTTTTGTACAGTTTACTCAGTGGAACGATCACCTTTCAGGGGCTCACGCTATTGCAGTAATTAATGAGCGTGAAGCACAGCGCAACGTAGATGTAGCAGAAGCTGGTGCAATGCTTAAGAACTGGACCGGTACAAAAGGCGGGGATAAAGTAACGGTACTTAAGGCACAGATTGCTGTATCACCAGAAGTAAACGAGTTGTATGAAGATTTAAACACTCGTTATGCGTTTCGTAAATTGCTTGAGACTCGCGCCCTTAGTGTAGAGCGTGATTCACAAGTAGTTTCTCGTGAATTAACTCGCCGTACATCAGATGGTGGCGGCATGCGTTCTAGAACCCGGAGGTTTACACCATGAGTTATGAGCAGCTTCCTCTATTTACAGATGAAGAGCTAGGCCTTAAACCTAGTGTTATTGGTCTTACAGGTTATGCACAATCTGGAAAAGACACCGTGGCGGATATTTTAGTAAACAAGTATGGATACAAAAGACTTGCTTTTGCAGACAAAATAAGAGAAGTTTTGTATGCAATTAATCCAATGGTTGGATGTAGCCCTACGGGTTATTTACAAGATTTAGTAAACTTAGTTGGTTGGGATAAAGCAAAACAAGAACCTCAAGTTCGTAGGTTACTACAAGACTTAGGTGTGGCCGCTAGAGATTTACTTTATACAAATATCTGGGTTACAACTGCATTTAATAATGTAAGCCCGGGTGAACTTGTTGTGATAACAGATGTAAGGTTTGAGAATGAGGCTTCAATGGTTAAAACTATGGGGGGTCAAATTTGGCGTGTAAAAAGAACAGGTTTTGGCCCGGTTAATGATCACGTATCTGAGTCTGAATTAGACGGATATAAAGTTGATCAAATTTTTTTAAATAACGGCACTGTAGAAGATTTAGAAAAACTAGTTACTAGTCGAATGGATAAAAAATGATTGGTAACAAAGAACCCCTAATTATTTACTGGACTCCTGCAACTTACGAAAGCGATAAAGAATCGTGGTCGTTACTATACCCTGAACCAGTAAGCCTATATTCTCAAGTAAATAAGCTTCGCCCTTCTAAGGTGGCAGTAGATAACGTATACGCTTGCCCTGCTTTTAAAGACACTACACGTAATGTTTTTGTTTTTAAAAATCCTGTAGAAAATATAGTTACATTTCCAAAAGGATTTTTAGAAGCAGCAGCACAAGAAATAGCAAAACATGAAAACTACCCTACTAATTCTCGTTCTTTTGGGGCTGACCTAAATTCTAAAATTTTTTTAAACGTAATACGTAAATCTTCTTTTGAAGGTTATGCTAATGTTTTTTATAATTTTATGTGGCTTTTTGTAGCCGAAGAACCCGTTATTGCTAAAAGCACCCCACCCTATTACCCACACTCATCACCTGCTGATGGTGCAATGTTATCCATGGGGGAGTTTGACATCGGACAATGGTTTATACCATTTCAACTAGATTATCATATTCCCATGTCTACAGAAAAAATGACTTTTCTTGAGGGAGATGATTTACTGTATTTACATATACTGACCGATAGGCCTGTTGTGTTTAAACGATTTATGCGAACACCCACAATTGCACAGTTGCAAATTGAGTGTGGTGCAGCATCCGCACGCTATGGGTTATTTAAACCACTTACAGAAAAGTACGTTATGGCAAAAAAAGCTAAACTTAGAGAGCAAATGATCTCCGAAATTAAGAAAAATTTAGTGGAGTAGGATGCCTAATGCCTTCTCAAAGTAGAAAACATCGTGGCTACAAGTCTCAAAAAATAGTAGCTAACTATTTAGTTGCTAATGGTTGGCCGTATGCCGAATCTACTGGGGCTGGGCGTTCGGGTACGGACGTTACTGGAACTATTGGCATTGATTGGGAAGTTAAAGCTCGCACAGGGTTTAATCCTTCTGCAGCCATAAAACAGCTAAAAGATCGCCATAATGGCAAAGATTTACCTGTAGCTGTACTAAGACTTAACGGGCAAGGCGAGGCAACTATTGGCGAATGGCCAGTAATATTAAGGCTAGAAGACTTTGTAAACCTATTAAAAGAGGCTGGATACGCTGACGGAGCCTCTTAAATCACGTACCTTTTTCCTTAGAGGGCGACTCTAAATCGAAAACTAAGGACTACAAAACCGTGATTGAAAAAGATAATGAAGAGAAGTTCCTGCGTGTAAGCGCTGGCTCTAACGCCCAGTCAGTAGGCTCTGCGATTGCCCATGCTTTATACGAAACTCCACAGGTAAAGATCCGTGCAGTTGGTGCTTCAGCAGTAAACCAGGCAGTAAAAGCGATTGCTATTGCTAGAGGCTATGTTGCCCCTAGAGGTCTTGACCTAAATTGCCGTCCAGGATTCACTACCGTGGACTCTCGTGACGGACAAATTTCAGCAATAGTCTTTACTATCAATGTAAGTTGATATATTCTTATAACAAGAGATCTCTTAACAGTTAGGAAAACCATGGCAAAAGGCTCAATCCCAAGCCCTGACGAGGCGCTTGCAGGTATGGCAAAGCAAGGTCGCAAGCCTATGATGAAGGATGGAATTGCATTTACTTCTCCATCAGCATCACCTGAGGCAGGCACACTTGTACCAAAGAAGAACACAGCAGCTGGAGATCCATACGGATCAAAGGGTGCTCCACGTAGCAACGTCCCTGCTACAGGTAAGGATCGTATGGGAGCTGCTTATTCAATTAAAGCTCGCTATACAAAGATGACAGATCCAGCAGCTGGAATGACTCAGGCTAATGGCCGAATCATTGCTACTGCTACAAAGCGTGATCGCACAAACTTCGATTCTGGAGCTGGTGCTTCTTACTAATTTGATGTATGCTAGTTACTAGGCCTTGGGGTTTCCTCGGGGCCTAGTACTGTAATTGGACTAAATTATGGAGGACACCAATGTCGTTGCAAGATTTATACGCAGAGGCAAAATCTTTAGGTAATTTAAAACTTTGTATTGTAGGACAGTGGGCTGACACGCTCCCAGAAGAAGATAAAAAAGTACTTGATATAGCTATTGAAGATGATGAGCTAAGTACAAAAGATTTATTTATGTTACTCCGACGTGCCGGTGGAACATTTGGCAAGACTGCCGTTCGTGACCATCGCAGAGGAGATTGTGTATGTCTTTAGCAGACGATTACAACGAAATTATAAAAGCTGGGCAAGAAGGTTCAGACAAATCAAATAAAAGTATTCCAGAAGCATGGCGACCACGTTCTGAAATTGGAACAGATGGTGGCTTTATTGTTTCTACTCCACGCCCAGATGGCAATA